CAACATGCAAGTCATCTTTTGTTAGCTCACTCATACTTCCTCCACCTCAACCACATCATCAATTTCCGTAATCGTGTGTGGCAGTTTATTGACATCACACACATTTAAATCACACTTTTCTAACACTTGTTCATTGCTTTCAGCTTCAACAACAGCCTCAACCAAACAATAAAAGCGTGCCACATACTTAGCCATGTCTCACCTCCGGTCTTCTATTTGGATAACGCACATAATGCGCACACATCTTTTGGCGATTTAATGCCCATTCTTCATTTTCGCTTTTTCGAGCAACAATAGCCGCTCTCTGCCAAGCAGCCTCAGCGGTTGCCCATGCACCAGCACGCTCCATTTCAACAGCTAACGTGCTAAAATCTTTATAGGTTCGTAGTTTTTCCATACATTGCTCCTTAGTTAATAGATCGGAAGAGCGTCGTG